GCCGCAATGTTTGATACCGCGCACCCGAAAAAGTCCGGTAAGTGCCCCGTAAAAATCCGTGTTACCTACAATCGAGTGCGGAACTATTATCCGACTGGAAAGGATTTATCGCCGGAGGAATGGGAAATACTGCCGACTACAAAGGTGCGTGCACTTGTGGCGATCCGTAAGGACATCGAAAGCAGCTACCAGATCGTGCGGACGGCTGTTGAGGAGTTGGCAGGGGCTGGCGGGTTCTCGCTCGACGCTCTCAATAACCGACTAAAAGGCGCAGCATCCGATACGGTTAATACGATGTTTCGGGCGAAAATAGCAGAATTGGAGAAGGCCGGACGTATAGGAAATATGTTGATATACGACAATGTATTGAAGGGGTTGGAGCGGTTTGCCGGGATGCGGATTCGGTTCGATGTTATCACGGTGGCGTGGTTGGGAAAGTATGCCGATTTCATGCGTAAAGAAGGGAAGCGGCAAACTACAATAGCAATTCACCTGCGAACGTTGCGCGCAGTCCTCAACGATGCAAAGCGCTTGGGCGTGCTCAAAGAATCGCAATACCCGTTTGGCCGGGGACGATACGAAATACAAGCCGGTACGGGGCGCAAAATGGCCCTTACTTTGGAGCAAATAGGGCAAATAGCCAATTATGACGATGGGAGCGAGGCGACGGCCAAATACCGCGATTATTGGCTATTTCTCTACCTGTGCAATGGGATTAATGTTGCCGACTTCGTGAAGTTGAGGTACAGGGACATTGTGAACGGCGAAATTTGTTTCGTCCGGCAAAAGACTGAATCCACCAGCCGAACATTGCGGGATATACAGGCGGTATTAACGCCTCCAATGCAGACTATTATCGACCGCTGGGGGCAAACACCATACCCCGACGCGTTTATTTTCCCAATCTTGACCGGTAAAGAAGATGCGATAACCCGTAAGAATAAAACCAAGTACCTGACCCGTGCGATCAACAAGCGCATGAAGGAGGTCGGCGAAAAGCTCGGTATCGGCAATATCTCGACCTATACGGCTCGGCATTCGTTCGCCACCGTGTTGAAGCGGGCAGGAGCTAACATTGCCTATATCTCGGAAAGCCTCGGACACCAGGACTTGAAAACAACCGAGAATTACCTCGCCAGCTTTGAGCGGGAAGAACGCGAAAAAAATGCGGAATTATTAACGAAATTTTAAATCAAGATGAATAAGTTATTCGAATGGTTAGATCAGATTGAGACTATCATATATGCAATCGCAGAGTTCGATGCCGGTGATATGTCGTATGATGATTTTTTACTTACAGGGGGGCGTCTAAAAAAAACTTATCGGGATGAGTTTTACACACCTGATGATGATAATTTATCGCGTAAGAAGCCCGTTTATAAAGATATTGCTCAAGAATTGGAAATTATATTAAGTTCTTCAAACCGTGAAGGGGGAATTTTTCTACTCAAACGCATCTCTAAAAGATTGGTTCGAATCTATGAATGGATGGTAAATTTAAATTTGTATTGGAAGGAGTGGAAAGAACGGCCAACACGTACAACAATGGGAAATTACTTATTGCAATATCCTAATGATTTAAGGGGATTTGTGCGCATATCACTTATCCAACCAATATTATTCGGTATTAATATTCTTGATATATGCACTGATTTGAATATAGGTGGTAAGGATATTAAACTTGATATACCGAAAGAATTACTATTGTTTCATAATGTTTTAAAACGGTATGAGCAAAACAATAGCAATGATGAATTAGATAAAAACTGCAAATATAAAACCCTTCCACGTACCCACAGAATCGCCGCAGTTTGGGGGGTGATTAATAAATTGAACCTCCAAGCACATATGGATAAAACAAACCTCGCTGCTTTTGTTGAAGCGGTTACAGGCGGAAATATAGAGTGCAAACCCAAAGATACGGTATCCTATAAAGAGCCAGAAAAGACTGCAAAAGAGGCTGCTGACGAATGGCTAAAAAAAATAGGGGTGAAATGAAAATTTAGGACGTCCGACGTTTAGTCCGACGTCCTTTTTGTTTGCTCCTTTGCATCGTGATCGATCACTAACGCCCGGACGCGGGCAAGTGTTCAATTTTTAAAACTTCACGATGCTATGGATAACACCGTAATCGTAACAACTCCCGCGCGACTGCAATCCATCATTACCGATGCAGTAAACGCGATTCTTCCCAAGCTCGCCGACTTCCGGCGCAAAAATGAGCCCGTCGAGACAGACGGAGTGAATATTGGGGACGCCGCCCGGTTCCTGACCGAGCAGGGCGTCCCCACTACTCGGGCAACGCTCTACAATCACATACACAAAAATACGATCCCGTACAAGAAGGTCGGACGCCGCATAGTGTTCTCGAAAAAGGCGCTTTTGGCGTGGGTTGATTCACGCACCGTTCGTCCGGAGGACAAGCGAACTGCTGCTACATTGCGTATTGCCGAAAGTGCCAACCGTAAATAACACCAGGGCTATGTATGAAATGAAGATCGCCGCCGGCGCTCGAAGCGAGCGCGCAGCGGCAACCCCTGGTGTGGACACCAGCAAAGATACGCAAAAAACTTTAGCGTTCCATCAGCAGCGCGTCTATAATTTACTCCAATCAGGCAAAAAATATTCTGCCGCAGACATTTCCGTCGCCCTGCGATTGTCTGACCCTCGGAGCTGCATACGCGATTTGAGGGCCAAAGGCATCGACATCCTCGATGAATGGGTGCCCAGCGAGCACGGTTCTCGTTTCAAAAGGTATTATTTGGAAGGAGGTGCGGAATGATTAGCAAGGGTTTCTATGTATGGACGAGTGATGATAGGTTTAAAAACTTAAGTCCTATCGAAATCTTCATCAATTCAAATGGCGGTATCACATTATGCGAAGAATCCGACGATAACATGCCAATTGAGTTGCAAAGTCTCATCGCCTTATCCCCCGATATGGTGGATGATGTAATCGAAGCTTTACGTGTGTTAAAATCCGAAATATAGCTCCCTATGAAACGAACAAATAGAAATTATTTCCCCCACGAATACACCGCTAAAGATGATCCAAAATGCGAGCGGTTAATCTTCAAGATGGGGATGGAAGGTTACGGCATATTTTGGGCCTTGCTGGAAGTTTTAAGAGCGCAACCCGACTATACTTATCCATTGGAAAACATCCCACTTGTGGCGTACAAATATCGCACAGAATCGGAAAAGGTGCGCCGCGTTGTATTTGATTTCGGACTATTTAATGTTGTTGATGATAAAATATTCTTTTCCAATGGGTTAATACGTCGTATGCAGCCTATGGACGAAGAACATAAAAGCAGATCCGAAGGGGGTAAAAAAGGAATGGCGAACCGATGGAAAAATAACTCAGTTATTAAGAGTGCTAATAACACAGTTGATAACTCAGTTAGTAACACTCTTAATAACAATAAGAATAGAATAGATAAGAACAGAACAGATAAAAAGAAACTCTCTATCGAGAGTAA